CTGACATCTCCCTAAGCTTGAGATAAATTTCCTCATCAATTTTTTCTCTAATAAGTTGCAGGCCTTCATTTAACTCATAGAATGTTGTATCGATATTCCTGCCAGGAAAATATCCGGTTATGTTTTCAAATCTCGGCGATGAAATCATCATCGTCTTAAGTTTGTCGGTTACCTCTCTCAAATTTTTCGGAATATAAGGCTCATACGGGGGCAGCACAGCTTATTTCCTGTAGAGATCAGGGGGACGGGGAATATAATAGGCGCCGTGGGCATAGAGCTGGGACGGCCGAATAATCACCACGCCCTTGGGGCGAGAGTCGGCTGCGAAAAAGCCGCGAACTTGGGAGTCAGTACCCTGTTTCATGCGAAGGGTCCAATCAAACGACACGTCGCCAATACGCATGTCCGGAACCCGATACGGCTTCTTAGGCTGCGTCGTACCGTAGTCGCGGTTGTTAATGAGAGCCTTTTGGCCTGGACCATATTTTATGCGTAGTCGATCGAAAAGCCGTTGAAGGGCCCGCCGCGTGAAGGCGTCCACATAATTCCCGATGGCGACCTCGCGCCCAATCTTAGAGGGAAGGCGTCCAGCTTCAGACCTTTGCACAGCCTCAACATAATATTTGTCCACCGCCTTTCGTAAAAACCTTAAAGTTTCGATCTGGAGTTTACTCGGATCGTCACGGAATTTATAATAAGCGGCGGCGCGATCAAGAAGCACTTTATCGATAAGGTCGGCGCGATTTGCTTGGCTTAGGCTGGCGAAGCCGCCCTCTGGGAAGAAACCAAGGTCATCGTAATTCGGGTCGATAGCCTTGGTTTCGGCCTTTAGCTGAGCGTAAACAAGAGCCTCGCTTGGCGCCCCTATCTCATCGGCATAGGCGGCCACTCCAACTTGGTCTGGAAACTCGAAGGGGGCGTTCTCAAAGGGATGGCTTTCAAGCCGAGGAAACAAATCCTCAATGGCGCTGATATCCCCCGGCAGCTCGGCAGGCAGATACAGACGCTCGTACTCGTTCTCCGGCGCTTTGCCTGGCCGGCTCCAGAGCGGCTCCTCTTCTGGCGGTATTGCGGCTGGAATAAAGCGCGGCCCGTCTGCGCCGAAGTGGTAGACCCCGTCGTCCAGCGTCGCCGTGGGTTGCCCGCGGGGAGCGCGGTCAGCGGGCTTGGTCGGCTCGACCGTCGCGACTGGCGAAGCGATGCTAGCGGGCGCCGTAGCGTCACCCCGGCCCCCGCCGCCGTCCGTGGTCCACTGCCCGCCCCCGGCCTGCCCTGCCGGAACACGCGGTTCGTCTTTCCAAGGTTGGCCGCGCTTTTCGAGATCGGCGAACGCGGCGAGCTTGGCCACCGCGGTCGGGGTAAGTTCTGGCACGCGCAGCATCACGGCCTCGACGCCGGCGTGGCAGAGGTCGCCGGCGTCGCGGGCTCAGACTTCGTCGCTCCGGACCCGGATCGCGACGACGGCGGAAGGGCTGCGCTTGGCTAAGCCCGGATCGGGATCGGTCGCGCCATGGCGGCCTTCATCAGGAGGTCGGCGCGGGCTTGGGGCGTCATGGCGTCCAGCACCTTTTGCACCGCATCGAGACTGAGCTCGGCCTGCGGCTCGGCGGCCGCGCCCCGCGCATCGGTCGTCTTGTCCACAACCGCCAGGATGGACCCAGCAGTCTTCGGCGGGAGGGGGTGGGCCTTCAGAAGGTCGATCTCGGCGCGCAGGGCTTGGAGTTCCGGTGCAACGCCGTCCAGCCGGGCCTTCAGGGCGTCGTTCTCGGCCGCCAGTTGGGTCCAGGCCTTGGCGAGGCTCTCGATCGCGGCGCTCTTCTGGTCTGCGGGCGGATCGGCGTCGTCGGGCGGCGCGGTATCGGGCGCGGGGGCGCCGGCGTCATCCGTCTCGTCGTCGTCCTCGTCATCGGCGAGGTCGCAATTGTCGGGATCGCAACGGGCGCCCAGGCCCACCATCTGGTCATGGCTGGCCTGGATGGCGGCTTGATCCTTGGCGGAGTTGCGCCGGCCGATCTTCTGCGCCGGCGTGTCGTCCCTGGCCGCGGCCAAGGTGGTGAAGAGCGCCCTGGACGCCTCCGCGATGTCCGCCGCCCGCGCCCAATCGGTCGTCTCGATGTCGAGGTCGTCGAGATCGAACCCGCCCTCGGCCTTCCACATGTTGATGGAGGCTTCCGGGTTGCAGGGGCGATCCACCAGGCTGATCTCCATCAGCTTCAGGGCGGTGATCGTGCTGGGGTCCTTGGGGTCGCGCCTCAGCACCTTGCCGCCGATCGAGAGCCCCTTATAGACGCCGGCCTTCACCTTGGAGACGGCGACGGGATCGACGATATGGGCGGTCAGGCGGGTGAAGCCGTCGTCGTCGACATGCACCTCCAGCGCCGTGCCCGCCGCGCTCGGCTGATGCATCTCCCGGATCGCGCCGAAGGCCAGATAGCCCGGCAACGCCGCCTTCATCGCCTCGGGCGACACGATCTCGCCGGCCTCGTCCCGCGCGCCGCTGGAGGCGACGCCGAACACCTTCAAAGAGCCGTCGTCCTGCTCCTCGACCTTGGACAGATCTGCAAACAGCCGCATCAGGCTCAAGCTCCCTTGAGAATAGGTTGGGGGGTCGATGGCGCCGTTGCGTCCGGCGGGCCCGCCTCAGGCGGCGTGGGCGCAGACGCCGCCTGCACCGCCCGGCTTAGCACCTGAACGCCCGTCGGCAGGTAGATCAGCGGCTGATCGCCCCCGGCCACGCCCGCAAGACCTCGCGCGTCGCGGACTTCGTTGATGAAGGTGGCGCCGTTCTTCAGGTTGATGTCATCGATCTGGGCCTGTTTCAGCGCGTCGATCTCGACATCTTCGCACCAGCCCCATTCCAGGGCAGGCTGGCCGAAGTCGTCCTGGATGATCTGGTCGGCCAGCCGCTTCCACCACAGCTTGCGGCTGGCGATCCCTTCCTCCTTGCCGGTGTCCGACGCGGCGTCGGCGGTCGAACGGTTCATCTGTTTGACGAAGGCGCTGGGCGGCAGGGAGAAGGCGAAACAGACGATGCGGTACAGCCATTCGTCGAAATCGTCCTTGAGCGGCGCATCCTTGAACGGCTGGTAGCGCGTGCCGTCAGGCACCCACTGCACCTTGTTGCGATAAGGCAGATCGCCCTCGGCGCGGGCGTCCCAGGCGTCCTGCATGGTCTTGATGGCGTCGGCGCCCCAGCCCGGCGGCACGTTCAGGAGGCCGGCTGGCGTATTGTTCTCGGTGAAATAGGCGAGCTGCACGCCCTGGCGGCGCATCACCATGTTGATCGTGACCAGGATCTGCTCGACCGGTGAAAAGCCATAGAGATGGTTGGGGCGCGGGTTCCGAGGCGCATAGATCAGGTCGTCTGTCGTCAGATCGTTCCAGACCACGCCTTTGATGATCTGCTGATAGGCCGGCAAGGGCGGTTGGGGCCGTCGGCCCGTCTGGTCGACCAGGAGCTTGAAGGTGTCGCCCGGTACGACATCCAGCCCGATCAGCCGCCCGGCCCGATCACGGCGCCGCTCGAACGCCGGCGCATCGATGACCAGCAGATCCTCCAGGCCTGAGCGCAGCCAGGTGGCGAAGGGGGTGACGCCGTCGGGCTGCCTGAAGAACCGTGTGAGCGCTGAGATGGCGGCGGGATCGGCTTTGCCGGCCTGGCTGTCGATCGGCTTGATCCGCCAGTCCAGCCGCTCGATCTGATCCTTGCAGGTCTCGATCGCCAGCCGCACCGGCTCGACATTGGCGTAGGCCCGAAGGCTCGCGAAACTGTGGATATCGGCGAACCCCGACCGGGGCGTGATGACCGTGTTGATCCCGACGTTGAAGTCGAACGCCCGCGTCGGCTGCTGTCCCTCCATCGGCGCCAGCGGCAGGCCCGGCGAGAATACGCCGCCGTTCGGCTGGAACGCGGCCTGGCCCAGCGGCCCTTGCAACGTAAAGCTCAAGGAGGTGCGGAAACCGCCGGGTGGGGGCATGGGGGACGGCTCCAGGAATCAGGCAGGAAAACAAGTCGGCTGTGGGGCGGAAAAGTTGGGAAGAACGGGATGCGAACGGTTCGCCACGTTGAGGCTTCTCACCCCTCGACCCGCGTCTGCTCCCACTCCAGCGATCCGGGCGCGAACGTCGGCGCGTCGCCGGCGGTCTGGCGGCGGACGAGGTCGAGCAGGCCCTGGCTGTTCAGGCGGTGGAGGAAGGCGTTGAAGGCGCGGGACGTGGCGTCGGCGTCGTCGTCGTGGGCGGCCTGCGGGAACCCTTCGAGAGCGGCGAACCAGTCCTCGTTCCAGGCGCCATGGAGCACATCGACATTGCCGGCCTGGGCTTGGGCGGAGAAGGGGCCGAAGCGCGTGAGCTTGTCCCCCGTCTCGGGCGTGCCGCGGGCGATGAAGCCTTCGAGCGCCAGGGTCAGGGCGGCGATCTGGGCCTTGCCGGCCTGGCCGGGATCTTGGGGCAGGCTGATCTCGACCTGGGGGCCGTCCTGGCTCGCCATGTTCTTGATCAGGGCCTGGACGCGGGCCGGCGTGTCGCGGGTGCGCACATGGTGCAGCACGATGAAGCGGCCCGTGCGCCGGTCGCGGCCGATCTTGACGCCGCAGGTCCAATCCGGGTCGTTGCGTTCGGTCTTGGGCGTCGCGGCCAGATCCCAGCCGCGCACCTGATCGAGCTCCGCCGGCGCCGCATCCACCCGCTTGCACCAGCCGCGTTGGAAATAGAGACCCGCCGCCGGGCGCACCTTCCAATTGCCAAGCAGAAGCCGCTCCCGCTCCACCGTCGGCTGGGCCATCAGATTGGCCAGATACCCTGGGTCGGCCGCCATCAGCGCGACATTGTCGGTCAGCTTGGCGGGTACGAAGGTCAGGGACTTGGGCGGGATCGGGCGGCGGCCGACGGGATCGAGGTGATCCGCCAGGTCTTCCGGCCGCTCGGCCCAGACCAGGGCGTCGCCGATCCGTACGAACCAGCGCAGCACCCCCGCCCGCTCCGGGATCGGCAGACCCGTCAGG